GCGCGACGACTTGGCCTTCATCAATGTAGGGTACCAGGTCAGCTCACTCAACCAGTCATCCTCTGCCGCTGGTGAGGACCTTCAGGGTAACAACACAGGCGGATCCACTGTGAACTTCTCGTTGCTAGAGGAAGGAGATCTAACGCAACCTCTACCTGCAGCGGGTAAGTCAAGTGACGTGATTCAAAGAGTCGAACAGTATCTGGCTACTCTATACAGTGCTCTGGACACTCCGCATCAACAGCTAGAAACCATTCTTCGTGGTGGGTCCGCTGACTCAGGTCCAAACATAGACAAACGACCGGATTTGTTCACAACATCCCCTCAGGACCAAGATCGTGGTAACTTTACACCTCCGTTCTCTTCTCCAAATAGAGCGGCATTGGGGGACCCTATAGCTACAGCACAGCAGGCGGTGTCATCTAAGAGTGACTTGAGTGCTACATTCTCAAAGTTCGGGTCAGATCTGAAGAAGAACAGTAGGAAAGCTCAGTTGGCCCAGGAAATATCCAACTTGAACTCGGAGATCAACAGCTTACAGAGACGTCTCAATGATGTGACTCCAACCCAAGGGACCGTCCGTGTAACAGGAAAAGAGAGTCCTGATGACCTCAATCGGAGGATCAATGCTGACAAACAGAGCCTAGCCAATAAGGAGGCTGAGCTAGCTCAGCTTGGATAACCAATGCCCCATCTAGGACCTAACATCCCGTACGGGAAAGTCCCGAATAGCGACTTCGCCAGCAACGACAACCCTTATGCCAACTTGAGGGTTGGCGTGATCATGCGGGTTGACGAGTTCAACCTCAAGGCGGATGTTCGAGTTATTACGGGGTCCGAGGATCGCTATGAGCTGGATTTGACCCAGCCCATGGCTGGGCCTAGGAGCTTCCTTGGTGGGATCCCTGAAGTCGGTGCCATGGTTGTCCTTGGGTACCGTAGGCGCAATAAGCAGATCTATGAGGCGGTGATTCTCGGGTACCTCCCGATGGGGAACAAGCTTGGTTTGAGGTTTGATCCTTTCTCACCAATACCCCCTGGTGAGATCGATGCAGGTGACGAGTCAACAGTTGAACAACTCTATGGTCCAACTGTTAGGTACAAGCGGATCAAGGGAAGATCTGGGGACATCGTTGGTATGTCCGCGGATGGTGCTGAGCTTCAGCTATCCCAAGACGTCCGTTTCATCAATCGGGGTGGGGACCTCATTGAGCTACGAGACGTTGATCGAACCCTGGTGACCCAAGCCATTCATCGGGTTGAATCCGATTCGGCTGTCTACATGTTCTCTGGGGCGGTCCGCCGAGGGGCAATGAATCTGCCCTTGGAGATCTTCGAGAAAGACGCCAAAGGGAACTTCACGAATGTAGTTCGTGGTCAGGATACTCGATACTTTGGGCGTGATGACTTGGCTAAAGCTGGGGTTGGGTCCTCTACTCTCATTGACCCTACAACGAATAAGGCTCTTGACCGGATTAATGACGAGACGGAGTTCCCCTCACTCACGTTCTCCAATGGTCGCCAGGTGTTCTATGCCTCAGCTAACCCAGCGACGAACTTTGAGGACGCACTGAATGGGGGTTCTCTTCGAGCTTTCACCGAGCGTCGGATTGAGGTTCGGCACGACACTGACCTGGAACAAGAGGTCCTTGAGGAAATCGATGGGTTTGGTATCGACCGCCCTCGTGCATACATTGAGTACGTGCTTGGGACCCTAGTTGGGAATGATCCCTTCTCAACTCTCGGTCAGAGGCAATATGGAAAGGTCCTTAAGCCTAAGATTTTTGAGACCTTCGATCAACGAGGGGTAGGGACATTCTCCCTTGAGGAGTGTCTCCGTCCACCGAGTACAACGGTAGACGAGGCTCTGACGATGGCAGCAGCCTACTTGTTCAAGATCACCCCACCTCGTGCAGCCTCAAGAAACCCATTTGTGGCAGCAGTATCCAAGCAGGGGAAGCTATTCCTCAACGTTCCGGCTTCCTCGAACGAGAACTACTCATCAAAGAACGTCTCAGCCGAGGTCAACCTCGAAGGGGGTCTCAAGGCCCATTTTGGTGCAAACACCCCAGAGAAGTACTCGATCCACCTCACTTGTGATGGGGGTATCTTCCTCGATGTGGGTTCAGACGCGACGGGTCAGTGCATCACCACCAACTTCCGTGGGGCCATCAAGAACATCTTCCGCGGGGGTTCCAATTCCGTAGATGACGTGGCCCACAGTATCGACGTCCAGGGAAACGCCGAGACTCATGTATCTGGGACCGATATACAGGTGGTCAAAGGTTCCTACCAGAAGTCGGTTGATGGGGGCTATACGGTCAAGGCTAGTACCGT